AGAAACTAACAAGGATCTTCTTAATTTAGCTAAGGTTAAAAAAGAATTGGAAAAAGTTGATACACCAGAGCAAAAGAATATCACTAATAACAATCTAGTACTAACTTCAGCCGATCTTCTTAAGATGATTAAGGGTAATCATGAGTGAGATCTATCTAGGTAATAAAAACCTAAAAAACAAAGACGTAAAGGTTAGTTATACTAAAGAACAAATCCAAGAGTACATTAAGTGTGCTGAGGATGTCAACTATTTTTGTGAAAAATATGTAAAGATTGTTTCTGTTGATAAAGGTCTAGTACCATTTAGACCATTTGAATACCAGAAAAGAATGTTTAAAGCATTCGATGATAACAGATACACAATCTGTAAGATGCCTCGTCAGGTTGGTAAGACAACAGGAGTTGTTGGTTATATACTACATAAGATTCTTTTTAATGAGAATTATAATATTGCGGTTCTAGCCAATAAGCAAGTACAAGCTCGAGAAATTCTTTCCCGTGTCCAGCTAGCATATGAATGGTTACCAAAATGGCTCCAGCAAGGCATAGTAGAGTGGAACAAAGGTAACATAGAACTAGAAAATGGTTCCAAAATCTTAGCTTCTGCAACTTCTTCATCAGCTGTCCGTGGTCAATCATATAATCTTGTTTACCTTGATGAGTTTGCATTCGTTCCCAGAAATGTCCAAGATCAATTCTTTGCTTCAGTATTTCCTACAATTTCATCAGGTAATACATCTAAACTACTTATCACATCAACTCCAAATGGAATGAATTTATTTTATAAAATTTGGACCGATTCTGAAAATGGTATAAACGATTATGCCAGAGTAGACGTACATTGGTCAGATGTTCCTGGTCGTGATGAAGCATGGAAAGACAGAACAATCCGTGCTACTTCTGTAGATCAATTTCGTCAAGAATTTGAATGTCAGTTCTTAGGTTCAGCTAACACTCTCATACATCCAACCGTACTTTCAAAACTAACTTATATTAGACCTTTGGCTGTAAATGCAGGAGTGAAAGTATACAAAGAACCTATTAAAGATCATGTGTATTGTATGACAGTTGATGTTTCTGAAGGTTTAGGTTTAGATTCATCATCATTTGTTGTAATAGATTGTACCACAGTTCCATATGAAGTAGTAGCCACATTTAAAGATGCTGGCATCTCACAATTGCTATTTCCTTCGCTACTTAAAAATGTAGGAAATTACTATAACGAAGCATCCATTTTAGTAGAAACAAACATAGGATCACAGGTAGTAAATATCCTACACCAAGACTTGGAATATGGCAACGTAGTAATGACCAAGTCTAACGGAAGAAAAGGAACTGTTGTAGGATCAGACGGTCTTTCTAGATTAGGTGTAAAAACAACCAAAGTTACAAAAAGAATTGGTTGTGCTAACATAAAAGATATCATAGAAAACAACAAAATATTTTTAAATGATTACGATATTATCAATGAGTTATCTACATATATTGTAGATGGAAGCTCTTATAATGCAGATGATGGATATCATGATGATTTGGTAATGTGTTTGGTAATGTTTGCCTGGCTAATTCAACAAAATTATTTTAAAGAATCTACAAATACTGATATTAGACAGAGATTAATCGACGAACAAGAAGACAATTTTACACCTTTTGGATTTGTAGAAGATGGACAGCCAGATGAGATGGTTAAAGTGCTAAGCGATTATGAATTTGAAAATTATCTTCTAAACTGAGAATTTATAAATAAAAGCACTAGAATATTATAATATTTTATTATAAAGGAGAAACCAATGCCATTTCAAATAAGCCCTGGTGTTAATGTATCTGAAATTGACTTAACAACCATTGTGCCGGCAGTATCTACTACAGTAGGAGCTATTGGCGGCGTATTTAGCTGGGGTCCTGTTGAAAGCAGAACACTAATTTCTACAGAAGATGAATTAGTAAACGTTTTCGGCAAACCTACTGCTAATAATTTCGAAACTTTCTTTACAGCATCAAACTTCCTAGCGTATGGCAATCAGCTATATGTTTCAAGAGCTGCTGGAACAACCAATTTTAACGCAATTGCAAATACTGTAAGTGCAAATATGTACTATACAGCTAATTCGACAACAATGTCGCCAGTTGTGATTAAGAAAAAAGTAGACTTTGAAACACAAGATACTACTCTTCAAGCAAACGTAAACAACTTCATAGCAAAATATCCTGGTTCACTTGGTAACTCACTTCTAGTTTCTGTTTGTCCTTCAGCAACTGCATATTCTTCAGCAATTTCAGCAAACTCAACTAGTAACGTTGAAATGTCTATTGCTTTAGGAAGCAGTGTTCTAACTATTAATTGTATTGGAACTGCCGCAGCTTCAATGGCAACAGCGATTGGAAATAGCCTAACTCCAGGTGATTACATCCTTATAGGTAATACATCAATTGGTACTCAATATGTTCAAGCTGCAAATGCTACTGCAACTGTAGTTTCAGGAACCAATGTTTACCTTATTGTTAACTTAAATGATATTAGCAGACTTAAGACAAATTGGGACGTAAATCAAAACTCAGGTACTGTTGCAACTAGATATTGGCAGTTCTTTAACTCAGTAAACGGTGCTCCTGGTACTTCTAACTATGTTGCTCAAAGAAATGCAAATACTTCTATTGGTGACCAAGTTCATATCGTAGTTCAAGATGATGAAGGTTCTATTACTGGAGTTCCTGGTCAAATTTTAGAAGTATGGACAAATGTTTCTCGTGCTATTGATGCTAAGGGTGAACAAGGTGGTTCGATTTACTATCGTGATGTTCTTAAAAACAATTCACGTTGGATTTGGGCAGGTAGAGATCTTCTAGGTACTGGAACTGCTGCTAATCTAGGAGCTGCTTCAACATCATCTGTCGTAACACAATATTTTGGTGGTGGTGGTAATGATGATGCAGAAACATCAATTGCAGTAGCAAAGATTATGACTGCATATGACCAATTTGCATCTTCAGAAGATGTTGATATTTCATTGGTACTTGCTGGTAAAGCATACGGTGGTTCTGGAGAACAAGTTCCAAACTACATCATTGATAATATCGTAGAATCAAGAAAAGATTGCGTAGCATTCATTTCACCTCCTACTTCTGCAACTGTAAATGTTCCAGGATTTGAGTCAGCAAATGTTATTGCTTTCCGTAACCTTCTAAGATCTACATCTTATGCTGTAATTGATTCTGGTGCAAAATACCAATACGACAAGTATAATGACAATTATCACTTTGTTCCAATGAATGGTGATATTGCTGGACTTTGTGTAAGAACTGATAATACACGTGATCCTTGGTTCTCTCCTGCTGGATTTAGCAGAGGAAATATTAAGAACATTGTAAAGTTAGCCTTTAATCCTAAGCAAGCTGACCGCGATCAACTATATAAGTATTGAATTAATCCAGTTGTCAACTTCCCTGGTCAAGGCGTTGTTCTTTATGGTGATAAGACATTGTTGGCTCAACCATCAGCATTTGATCGTATCAACGTACGTAGATTGTTCATTGTTCTTGAAAAAGCAATTTCTACTGCAGCCAAGTTTGCTCTATTTGAATTCAATGATGATTTCACAAGAGCAGCTTTCCGTAATCTTGTAGAACCATATCTTCGCGATGTTCAAGGACGTCGTGGCATATATGATTTTAGAGTAGTTTGTGACAATACAAACAACACTCCACAAGTTATCGATGCAAATCAGTTCGTAGGCGACATATATATTAAGCCTGCTCGTTCAATTAACTTCATCCAACTAAACTTTGTTGCAGTACGCACCGGTGTTCAGTTTGATGAAATTGTAGGTAAGTTTTAAGGGAGGAATGACAGATGGCATTTAATGTAAACGACATTCGCGCCCAACTTACTTTTGGTGGTGCAAGAGCTTCTCTATTCCAGGTAATTATTACTAATCCTGTGAATCCAGTTGCTGATCTAAAGCTTCCTTTCCTTTGTAAGGCAGCTAACTTACCAAGTTCTCAATTAGGTTTAATTGAAGTTCCTTACTTTGGAAGAAAGTTAAAGATTGCTGGCGACCGTGTATTTGATGCATGGACAGTATCAATCATTAACGACGAAGATTTCCTAATCCGTAACGCAATGGAACAATGGAATAACTCAATCCAATTGTATCAACAAAACGTTACTGCTTTGGGTTCAGGAGCTCCTAGCCTCTACAAGTCACAGGCTACTGTTACTCAATATGGTAAAGCTGGTGAAATTCTTAGAACATATCAGTTCAACGGAATCTTCCCTCAAGCAATTTCTGAAATTGGTCTTGGTTGGAGTGATACTGATACTATTGAAGAATTTAACGTACAGTTCCAATATGATACATTTGAGATATTAAATGGTATTACTGGTAACGCAGGTGGTGCATAATCATTAAGTTTGAGGGCTGTTATAAATACTATAGCAGCCCTCTTTCTTAAGGAAATATTATAATATGGCAATCCAATTATTCGGCTTTGAATTTAAAAGAAAAGATGAACAACCAGTAGAATCGTTTGCTCCTCCGATCAACGATGATGGTGCTGTTGTTGTTGCAGCTGGTGGTGCGTATGGCACATATATTGACCTAGATGGTACAGCTCGTACAGAATCAGAATTAGTTTCCAAATATAGAGAAATTGCTTTAGAAGCAGACATAGAGAGAGCAGTTGATGATATCATCAACGAAATGATTGACTCTGATGCAGATAAAGTTGTTCAAATTAATTTAGATAAGCTCAAATATTCAGATACTATTAAAGAAAAAATTAGTGATGAGTTTGATACTATCCTGGAGCTATTAAATTTTGAAAACGATGCATATGATTTAGCCAAAAGATGGTATATCGATGGTCGTATGTATTTTCATGTTATAGTTGACGAAAAAAACCCAAGAATGGGTATCAAAGAACTTCGTTACGTAGATCCAAGAAAGATCCGTAAAGTAAGAGAAGTTAAAAAAAGACCAAAAGGCAACATTACTGTAAACTATAAAGCTAATGAATATTACATATACAATGAACGTAATTTTCTTCCTGCTGGTGGTAATGCTGGTATGCCATTAGATACAGGTGCTACTCAAGGTATTAAGATAGCAGCAGATTCTATTTTACACGTTACTTCTGGACTCATGGATAAAAATAATTCTTTTGTTTATTCGTATCTCCAAAAAGCTATTCGTCCATTAAATCAGTTACGTACTCTAGAAGACGCTACTGTAATTTATCGTATCTCACGTGCTCCAGAACGTCGTATTTTCTATATTGACGTTGGTAACCTTCCTAAAGTAAAAGCAGAACAATATCTTAAAGATATGATGACAAGACATAAGAATCGTCTTGTTTATGATGCTACTACAGGTGAAGTAAGAGATGATCGTAAGTATATGACTATGCTTGAAGATTATTGGTTACCAAGAAGAGAAGGTAACCGTGGAACTGAAATTACTACTTTGCCTGCAGGTCAAAATCTTGGTGAAATGGCAGATGTTGAATACTTCCAGCAAAAGCTATTCCAATCATTGAATATTCCTATCTCAAGATTAAAGGGATCCGAAGCTGGGTTTAATCTTGGAAGATCAGCAGAAATCACTAGAGATGAAGTCAAGTTTACTAAATTTGCAGGTAGATTGAGAAAAAGATTCTCGATGCTTTTTATGAA